TGAGGAAAAGGTGCTGGTTACCCGCACCGGCTCTACCGACACTACCCTCAATGTGACCACACGCGGGGTGGATGGGACTACGGCTGCTAGCCACACGTCGGGTGCTGCGATCTATCCGGTGTTTACGGCGACGGATGCGGATGAGGCGAACGCTGTTGCTTCGACTTTGACGACGAAGGGTGATGTGCTGGTTCATACTGGTTCGGCTCATGCCCGTCAGGGTGTCGGTGCGAACAACACCTTGTTGGTGGCTGATTCGGCTCAGACGAATGGTGTGAAGTGGTCGGCTACTTTGTCGGGTTTGACTTTGACCAGTCCGGTGATTTCCAGCATCTCGAATACTGGGACGCTTACCTTGCCGACCTCGACGGACACTTTGGTGGGTCGTGCTACGACTGACACGCTCACCAATAAGACGTTGACTGCTCCCGTTGTGAACCAGGGTATTTTGAATGGTGCCGAGGAACGTTGGAATGTGTCGGCTACCGCTTCAACTGGCACAATCAACGTGAACGCTCTTACCAGTACGGCGTGGTATTACACGACGAACGCGACTGCTAACTGGACGTTGAACTTCCGTGGTGATGGTTCTACTACGTTGTCGTCGTTGTTGGCGACTGGTGATGCGATTACGATTGTGTTTGCTGCGGCTCAGGGTACGACTGCGTATCGTCCGACTACGTTTCAGATTGATGGGTCGTCGGTGACTCCGTTGTGGCAGGGTGGTACTGCGCCGACTGCTGGCAACGCCAGTTCGTCGGATGTGTATGTGTTTACGATCCTGAAAACTGCGGCAACGCCGACGTACACGGTGTTTGCTTCGCAGACACAGTTCAAGTGAGGTAACTGGTGCCTCTTGTTGGTACTAAGGCGAACGCTGGTGCGTTCGGTTTGGGGTGGTCGTCTGCTCCGCCTGCCGAGGTGTTGGGTGGGATGGTGTTGATGACTCCCACTTCGATTGCTTCTACGGGTACAGGCAACTCGTCCAGTATCAATGCCAATGGGTCGGTAACATTCTCGTCTTGTGCCACATTGTCGTTGAACGGTGTGTTCACTAGCGAATACGACAACTACATGGTCGTTATTCGTTTGACCGTGGCCTCTGCATCGGGCGACAACATTTCATTTCGCTTGCGCGCTAGTGGAACCGACAACAGCACAGCAAGTTCGTATGTCAGCCAATACCTCTACGCTGGCAGCACGACAGTCATAGGCGCAAGGCAAACACTTTCGTATGGACAGTTGACCTATGCCTACGCTGGGACGGAAATGGGTTTTTCAACCAATCTTTACGGCCCGTATTTAACCCAACCGACAGCATTTCGCACGGTTGCGGTTAGTAATGACGCGTCGGCTTTGGTTTATGATTATGCGGGAACACACAACCAGTCAACCGCATACGACGGCATAACGATTGGGAACATTGGTGGTTCTCGCACTATTTCTGGTCTTGTTTCTGTGTACGGGTTGGGAGGCTAAAAGATGCCGAACAAAAACGGACTCCACCTGATTACGCCAACCTCTATTGCATCAACAGGTACAGGTAACTCGTCGTCCATCAACACGAACGGGTCAGTTACTTTCTCAACGTGTGCGACTCTCAGCCTGAATGGCGTGTTTAGTGCGGATTACGACAACTACATGGTTGTTTGTCGTTGTAATGGCTCAACAACTGCCGCTGGGGTAAACGCTCGATTCCGTGTTTCTGGAACGGACGCAAGTGGCTCCAATTACACCTGGCAATACCTTTACGCTGGCAGCACGACAGTAGAGGGCGCACGAGAGTCATCGCAGACATCTCTTAGATTCGGGCCTCGGATTATCAATAATTTACGGGATGGATTCATAACGAATGTTTATGGGCCTTATTTGGCTCAACCAACAGCAGTTCGAGGTGTTGGTGTTTGTAGCGAATCGGGTGCAGTATTGCAAGATGCCGCAGGTACACACTCATTGTCCACTTCGTATGATGGTGTGACGCTCCTTCCGACTAGCGGCACATTTACTGGTCGTGTTGCGGTGTATGGGATGAGGAACTAATGCCTATCAACGGTCTCGTCGTCATGACCCCCACCTCGATTGCCTCAACTGGCACGGGCAACTCGTCGTCCATTGGGGCGAACGGCAAGGTGACCTTCTCGTCGTGTGCCACGCTCAGTCTGAACGGGGTGTTTACGAGCAGTTACGACAACTACATGATTTCTTACACGGCGACGCGGGTTGGAACAACCAATGATTTTGTCGTCGTTCGATTGCGAGCGACGGGAACTGACGCAATAACTAACTACACATACCAGTATTTGTATACCGATAGCACAACTGTCGCCGCGGCACGAACAACATCGGCCACATACAACCAACCCTACTTGTACACAAGAGAAACGGAACCGTTGGGCGGCCCACTATTCGTTTACGGGCCGTATTTGTCGCAAGCAACAGCATTCCGTTCAACAACAATGGGGTGGAACGGAACAAACCCTGATACATACGACTCAGCCGCAACCCACTCAACAACATCATCGTATGATGGAATCACTTTCCTAAGTTCAGGGGCGACCGTCCGACTAACTGGCACACTTACCGTCTACGGATTCAATCAATAAGGAGAAACAATGCCCATCGAACCGTTTGAGATCACGACCGTTTACCCCGATGGTCGTACCGAAACTCGTATGTCCACCCCTGAGGAAACGGCACAGCGGGAAGCCGACCTCGCCCAGTTCGAACTGGATCGGATCGCCCGTGAAGAAGCCATCGCCGCTGCCGCCGCTAAGCGTGCATCTGCTAAGGCAAAGTTGGCTGCCCTCGGCTTAGACGACGACGAAGTAGCCGCACTCTTGCCGTGAAGTTCGTCGGTTTCATCCTGCTAGCCAGCCTCGCGTTGGTCTGCTGGATCGCCATCGAAGCACACAACCTTCTACGAGAAATGGACAGCCGATGACCCGCCCCTACACCGGATTCGACAAGCGTGCAACCGCCCTCACCCCCGGCCTAAAAGTGCTACGCGACACCATCCTGTTCCTCAACGGCGGCAAAGTCACAAACCTGGGTGGGTGGGTTGTGCGTGACATGAAAGGCAAACCCGGCAAACCAAGTGTTCACTCGACCGGTAGGGCGATTGACTTGGGGTATCGGGATCGTGAAGCCATCGAACCCGTCATCGACTGGCTCGTAAAGAACGCCGACCTCTTGGGTATCGAGTATGTCGCCGACTATTTCCCGCGTCCCGGTGGACGAGGCTGGCGATGCGACCGTAACGCCTGGTCAGACTATCCGCAAGGCCGAATCGCCGGTGCGCCCGGTGGCCGATGGATTCACATCGAAACCAACCCCGCCATGTCTGCCGATGCCGCCCGCATGGAGGCTGCAATCAAGCAGGCTCTCGCCTCCTGATCGTCTACAATAGTGTGATGCGTGCCAAGCAACTTGTTCTCCGTATCCTCGCCACGTTTGCTTACAACGGGATGGCGATTGTCGGTTCAGCCTCCATTCTCGGTGGTATTCCCGTATGGAAATCGGCTTTACTGTCAGGGTTTGCTGCTGCCGCCCAGGTGATTCAGAACCTCGCCCGCGCCTATTCCGATGATGGGATACTGACCCCGGAAGAAGTTGAGCAGGCGTTCGGTTCCGTCCCTAAAAAGAAGGCGTGACTTGTGGAAGCGGTGTGGGTGCCGTTGGCTGTCGCTCTGATTGGCGGGCCGGTCATGTGGTTCCTCACCCGTTTCGATAAGAGGAATACTGATCAGCACGCTGAGAATCAGAAGGTGTTGAACCGTATTGAGAGTAAGATCGAGAAGGTTGATGAACGCCTAACCGATCACATCACCTGGCACATCGACCAGAAATAACTCGCCCCTGACCTGGGGTTTCTTGAAGGATGCTTGACATTGGAAACTGGGCTTAGTCAACTTATCCCCGAAATCACTTCGTATCTTGCGCGAGTGAATCCACGAGGACAGCAGGATGCAGACAATCTGCACTCCCTGATTGTTAGATTGGAGAAGTATGGGAAAGTTGGCCGAAAGTCTGGCGGTCGCACCAGCCAGTAATCGTTGCCGTGTGTGGGCAATCATCGAGAACCTGGATGATGCTGATCGGCAAGCGTTCGCTGATGGTTGCGACAAGGTTCGTGCAGCCAGCCCGCGTGACAGGTCTGCCGGTTATCCGTTTACGGAGATGTGGCTGATCAAAGCACTTCGCGCACAAGGGTTTACTGTGTCGAAGGAATCCATGTCACGTCATGTGAGACGGGAGTGCGGCTGTGAGTTTGCGTGATGGGTTGGAAACGCAGGTTGCGTCGTCGGTGGCTGGCCGTAAAGAGATTCTGGGCAGGCTCGCCGACCTACTTGAACGTCAAGGTATTTCCGTTGACGAAATCGGAACCGTCAATCGAGTGTCTGTGTATCAGTCACTCACGAAGAATCAGGACGGTGACGCCGAAGTACACGACTTGTTGGGCGTCCAGTTCTCCCCTTCTTGGGAAGCGGGGCCGTCGTTCGATCCGGTGCGACAGGGGCCACCGGTACGAGTAACTGTTCGCACACCGAAGAAGGTGGTGCGACCTGAGGGTTACGAGACTGCGGTGATTCTGCCCGACATTCAGATCGGCTATTTCCGTAACGGGGACGGCGAGTTGGAACCGACGCATGATGAGGATGCGTTGGCGGTCGCGTTGGGGATTGTGCGTGATCTGCAACCGGAGAAGATTGTGTTGGTTGGCGACAATGTGGACGCCCCAGAGTTCGGCAAATACCGGCTGTCCCCCGCGTATGCGCTGACGACACAGGCCAGTATCGATCGGGCCACTACCCTGTCTGCCGAACTGCGTGCCTGCGCACCTAACGCCGAGATTGTTTGGCTGGCAGGCAACCACGAAGAACGACTCGTCACCGCAACCCTCGACAATCTGAAAGCAGCGTTCGGACTCAGGAGAGGAAACAGCAAACATGAACTCCCGGTTCTATCGATCCCTTACCTCTGCCGTTTCGACGAGTACGGGATTACTTATCTTCCTGGGTATCCGGCTTCGTCGTATTGGATCAACGAAAAGATCAAAGTTATTCACGGCGACAAGGTGCGAAGTGGCGGTAGCACCGCGCACGCATACCTCAACAACAGCAAATGCTCCGTCATCTACGGTCACATCCACCGGCGTGAATGGGCCGAACGGTCACGTGACGATTACGATGGCCCCAAAACGATCTTGGCGGCGTCACCTGGCACTCTTGCGCGATGTGATGGCAGCGTTCCGTCTACGAAAGGCGGCATCGACCTGGACGGGCGACCGCTACCGATAGTGGAGGACTGGCAACAGGGCGTCGGTGTGGTCACCTATGAGCCTGGTGATGGACGGTTCTGGTATGAGCAGGTGGCCATCCACCAGGGAGAAGCCCTGTTTCGGGGTACTCTGTACTCATGTCCAGCCGGTTCGTAGAATGTCCACGATGCGGAGAACAGTATGACCCACGAGAACGACACCGATGCCAACGACGATCCGATGTGGAAAAACGGCGACGAACAGATTTGGGATAAGAACGATTCCACCTGGCCGCTTGTTGTTGTTCAATGGCGTGACGCTCATCAGGGCGGCGACGCCGGCTCATGGACAGACACCGAAGGGTACGAACCAGAGATCGTGATGCCGATCACGGTCGGCTGGATTTGGCCGAAAGCCAAAGATGGGTACTTGACAATCGCTTCGACGGTGATGAATACTGCCGATGAACCAGAAACGGTGGGTGATGTGAACCACATTCCGTGGGAGAACGTGGTCACCATGTACAGCCTCGCTGTACACCTGCCGGTGAACTGGCATCAAGAGGGTTTGCAGTAACTCTGCAACACCCCTAACCTACTGTGTGGGGAAAAGGAGAGAGATGGGTTCAATGATTCGTAAACCTAAGCATGGTTCGCCTGAATGGTTGCGTGTACGACATCGCAACGAGGATGGCTACCCGGTGATCAGCGCGTCCGATGCGGCTGCTGTGCATGGTGAGCATCGGTTCAAGACGATGCACCAGTTGTTCGCTGAGAAACTGGCGGCCGATCCGCCTGTGTCGCAGACGAACGAAGCGATGGAACGTGGCAACCGTTTGGAACCGGTGATCCGTGACTGGGCTGGCGACCGCTTGGACACCAGGTTGTGTGAGCCGCAGTTCATGTATGCGGTCGAGTCGGGGGTGTGTCAGATGATCGCCACCCTGGATGCGGTGGACGAGTTCTCGTATGAGCAGTCGCAGTATCCGCAGATCGTTGTCGAAATCAAAACGTACAACCGTGAGTGGGATGGGAACCTGCCGCGTTACTGGTATTGGCAAGGTGTTCAGCAGGCGATTTGTGCGAAGGTGAACAGCATCACCTGGGCGGTGTTCGATGCCACCTTGTCGTTGCATCTTCATGTTCAAGAAGTGTCTGAGGAAGAAAAGACTGCTCACATTCAGGCGGTGCAGGATTTCTGTTGGTGGTTGTCGGTTGGTGAACCGAACCCGGAGTGGCCGGTGTCGTACAACGATGTTGTCGCCATGTATCCCGAAGCGAACCCCAAGTCGGTAGACCTGACTGCGAACAGCCATCTGTTCAGCGAGTTGGCTGACATCCAGTTCCAGATCAAAGAGTTGCAGTCCATCGAAGCCGAGTTGAAAGGCAAGATCGGTGCGTTGCTTGGTGACGCTGAGGTGGGTACGGTGAACGGGGCGACGATTGTGACATGGAAGAACCAGTCGCGTTCATCGTTTGATAGCAAAGCGTTCGGCAGCGATCATCCTGATCTGTTGGCAAAGTACACAAAGAGCAGCACGTTCCGTGTGTTGCGTCCAAAGGGAGAGAGATAATGGGGAAACAAGTTTTGCGCCAAGCGCAGCCCATCAACCACAATGATGACGGTTCGTTCACCATTGATGGCACGGGCATTTCGTTCTACCAGGACGACAACAACAAGTTGTTCGTTTATCGGTCAGATACTCAGCCGATGGTTCTGCTGTACACGCAACAGTTGTTGCATCGGATCGTTTAGGAGGATGTAATGGAAAACCAAACCGAATCGTTACGCAAGGTGCTGCATGACTATGCGGTACCCGACCCGAAGATTGTCAGCAAACTGCCGAAGGGTGGCATCACCCTAGATTTCGTTGGTCACGCTGACATTACCCGCATCCTCATCGAGATCGACCCGCATTGGTCTATCGAGCCTGTCGCCTACGACGAGGCTGGGTTGCCGGCCGCGAAGAAGATCGGCAACATGATCCAAGCCGGGTTCCGTATGACTCTGCTCGGACAGACCCGCTACTGTGTCGGTTCCGTCGAAGAACGCAAGAGTGACATCGGCAAAGAGTTGGTGTCCGACGCGATCCGTAACGGGGCGATGCGGTTCGGTATCAGCCTGTCGTTGTGGACGAAGGCTGAGTGGGAAGATTTGGGTGCAACACCCGCTGTCGTGCCGGCCCCACGCAAGGTGAAGGCGGTCACCGAAACCAAAGTGACGAAGCCGCTTGATCCCGAAACGATCAGCAAGTTCATCGCTGCTTGCACCAACGCCAACCTCGACCACGAACAAGTCGCAGATTTGGCGAACGTCAACCTAAAAGATAACCTCACAACAGACGATCTCACGAAACTCCGTAGGGCGTTCAACAACCTGAAAGGAAACAAGAAATGAACCACATCACCGTCATCGGCAACGTCGGCCGCGACCCTGAGAACCTGAAATACACAGGCTCAGGGCTGGCTGTACTCAACTTCTCGTTGGCTGACACCACCGGCAAAAAGGGTGAGAACCAGCACACCTCGTGGTACGACATCGTGTGCTTCGGAGACATGGCTGAAACCGTGATCGAACAGATCAAGAAGGGCGACCGGTTGCAGGTTGTTGGACGTTTGAAGGTGTCCGACTATGAGAAGAAGGATGGCACGAAAGCGAAGCGTGTCGAGATTCTCGCCGACGACATCGCCAAGAGCGTGAAGATTCGTAAAGCCAACGAGAATGATGTTCGGGCTGCGTTCGGATTGGAAGATGAGCCAGAGTTCTAACCCGCCTGCGGTAAACTGGTGGTGTCCCATCTGCCGCACCGGTCTGACGACGCACATCCCGTTATCGGAAGTGCCGTATCACACGTGTCGGGCGCGGCGGTCACAACGATTTCCAATGGAGTTGAGCCATGAGCAAGCAGCGACAGAAAGGGACGCTCCACGAAACAAACGTGGTCGCGTTCCTAAGGGATAACGGGTTTCCGTACGCTGAACGGCGTGCGTTGAACGGCCAGTTCGATAAGGGTGACATCACCGGCTGTGGGCCGTTGGTGTTCGAGTGCAAGAACCATAAGGAGTTGGCGTTCGCTGAGTGGCTTCGGGAAACTGAGGTTGAGCGGGTGAATGCGAATGCTGATTTCGGGATTGTTGTGGCGAAGCGGCGTGGTGTGTGGGATGCCGGCGAGTCGTATGCGGTCGTTACTTTGTCTGACATGGTGCGGCTGTTGAAACAGGCCGGATACTGAGAGAGGAACAAATGAAACTTATTTCTGTGTTCTTGTTGTTCGTTGTCGTCTCCTGTTCGGGCGGTTCCCGTGTCGAGCCGACCCTGCCACCCCTAGTACCTGACACCACACCCCCGGTTAGCGTCGCTCAGAAGCCCTCTGAGGGGGTAATCCGGCCAGATTTGGGGCAGGTCATACCGACCACCCCAACCACGACAACTACCCTGCCGGCCACCAAGTGCGCCGAATGGTATCCGCTGTTCGTCGAGACCGGGTTTGATCCCGGCTTGTGGGACTGGGCGAGCAAGGTGCTGTACCGCGAATCACGCTGCAACCCGCAGGCCCACAACCAGAAGTCAAACGACCTCGGACTCTGGCAGATCAACGCCGCGTCATGGTGCAAACCCAACAAATACAACCAGCACCCTGCCGGCTGGCTCGGCAACCTCGGAATCATCACCGAATGCGGCGACCTGTTCGACCCTGCCACCAACATGACAGCAGCCCTCGCCATGTATCAGTATTCTGAACAGAAGAACGGCCCCGGCATGGGGTGGTGGCCGTGGCGTAAAACATCACACTAAGAAAGAGAGAACCTGTGGGGAACTACAACCGATTCTTCGGCAAAGACTCATCGAATCTGCCGAACCAACCAACCTTGTTCGAGGTGCTACACGAAACCGAAGTGGTGATGGCTGATCTTGTTGCCGAGATGCAACAGTTGGAAACTGATCTTCGGTTTCTGCAACTGATCATCAAGGAGTTCGGCCGTGACTGAACTGATTGTGCTTACTATCGGTATCGGTGTCGGCTATGTGGGTCGTTGCGTGTACGAAAGAATTGTCTTTCGTGACATTCACGAACGCCTGGAAACATTGGGTCGGCTGATCTACGAACGGCAAGAAACGCACGCCGCTGAAATCGTCCGTGTCGAACAGCAACGCGACTACTACAAGCAGATTGCGAACAGCCGTGGGTGAAATCATCTTCACGATCCTGCTCACCATCTACGGTGCAGCCATCACATTCGCCTTCTACCACGCCTTCAAACGATGACACTCACATACGGATCACTATTCACCGGAGTCGGCGGCTTCGACCTCGGCTTTGATCAAGCAGGCTACGACTGCCGTTGGCAAGTTGAATGGGACAAACATTGTCAACAAACACTCGCTTACCATTGGCCGAACGTGCCACGCCACCACGATGTCTGCGATGTGAACGGCGCAACCCTCGAACCAGTTGATGTGATCACCTACGGGTCACCGTGCCAAGACCTGAGCGTTGCAGGCAAACGAGCCGGCATTGAAGGAATCAAATCCTCAATGTTCTTCCAGGCAATCCGAATCGTAAAGGAAATGCGTGATGAAACAAACGGAACTTTCCCTCGAATCACCATCTGGGAAAACGTGCCAGGAGCCTTACGATCAAACAACGGAAACGATTTCGGAGTTGTTCTCAACACCCTGGCAAACAGCGGGGCGGTGGACATTGAATGGCGAATCCTCGATGCACAGTTCTTCGGAATCGCCGCCCGCCGCCGCCGCCTCTTTCTCGTCGCTGTCTACGATCCTGCAACCAAACACCGAAATACAACCCAAATACTTCCTCTCCAACCGATCTATCGCAGGCATCTACGACCGAATCAAGACACAACTATCGGGTTCTACCGAACACACGGACGACACGACCAACCACAACGAGGAATCGCACCAACCCTCAAAGCAATCTCGCCGGTCTGTATTGCGACACCTGGTAATCCACCTCGAACACTCACTCCAACAGAACACGAACGACTCATGGGATGGCCCGACAACCACACCCTCCACAGGGCAGACGGAAAAACCAACAGCGACTCAACCCGCTACAAAATGTGCGGCAACGGAGTAGCCACACCAGTCGCCCAATGGATCGCCACCCAACTGAAAAAACTCCTATGACCTGGCAACAACAAGCAGCCTGCCGAGGCATGGCCCCCGAACTATTCTTCTCCGAACGCGGCGACCACAAAACCTTGATCACCGCTATGGAAGTATGCAACGGCACACGAGACACACCACCCTGCCCCGTCAAACAACAATGCTTAGACCAAGCAAACTGGTACGCAGCAAACGACCCCTACGGCGACAACCACGGCGTATGGGGAGGCCTCACACCATCAGCACGACTCGAACTACGCCGCCAACACAGCAGGATTGAACGCAAAAGAACCAGGATTGTGCGCGAACCTGATCCTCAACCAGAACCAGAGCAGGATTGTGCGCAACCGATAGGCGGGTGTGATGGTGTAGCGGTCTGCGGCACATGCGATGGGGCGAGGTGGAACAGTACGGCACGCGGATTCTTGTTTCCGTGCCGGTGTGATGGCGGTCTAGTCGCCGTGTAGTAGGTGCTGTTCGACGTGGCCGGCGTGTTCCGTAGCCATGTCGTCAGCCGGTTCGCGGGTGGCGAACCGCCACGCCCGATCTAGCGGCTGCCAATCGCGGCGCGGATCACCGGTCGAATCGTAGGGGCGGGCAAGATAGAGCGCGAACCGGCCGTGCCGGATCACATAGTAGTAGCGGGGCGGGAATGGAATCGGCCGGCCCCGGACGAATAATCCGAGAACCGGCCGACACGCCGCCCACATTCGTAGGCGGTCTGTATTCATTCGATTTCGTCTAAACGTGTTTCGATAGCCGCCAATAGTTGCGCGTGAATGTCTACCGGCTGCCTGTCATCGTTCGACCATACGCCGCTATCTTTGTCGTAGTGGTAGTCGGAATCGGCTGCCCATTCTTCGACCGTCTTGTAGCCATAGTGCGCGAGATAGCGGTTTACGTCGTCGTCGTGGATTAGGTAGCCGCCGATCCGTGTTACGTGTTCGCTAGTCATGCCGGCACCGCCGCGCAATCCTGGCATAGGCCATTCTCAACGCCGCCGCCCGTCACACCGCAATCGGTGCAGCGGTGCAGGTTGTCGAATGTTTGGTCGTCGGGATCAACTGTCTCCCGCCAATCCGCGCAGGTCTGGCACACCGGGACATGTTTACGCGGATCGCCCATCACGTCCCACCGTACCGTCGCATACGGCACCGTATCATTCACATAGCCGACTATCTCGCGGGTGATCCCTGCAAGATTGCACGCGGCGCACATCACGCCCGTAGGTTCGTGTCTCATCTCTCTCCTATCTCGCCGGCCGGGTGGCCGGTCGTGCCGCGCCGGGAATCGAACCCGCTAGCCCGCCGAACCGGGACGCGGCTGCACACTACTTACGTACCGGCATCACCAGACCGCGATACGACACTCCGTTAGCGGCGGTGCCGGTGATCATCGTGACTTTCGTAGCCGACATTCGAACAATGTCTACGGCCGGCAGCGGCGCGTCTTTCGGCCTATCCGCGTAGCCGCTAATCGTCGCGCACGAATCAAACAGACCCGCGAATAGTTCCGGGTTCACGCGCACCGAATCAGTAGCAGCCGGCCACACATCACCGGCCACGTCAAACAGTTTCCGGTAGTTCGGGAATGTCGTCACGTCGATAGGCACATTCACGGAACCGGTATCGCCGGCCACCGTCACGTGGTTAGTAGCCCCGGCCACATGAGAGACCGACAGAATGGCCGAACCCTTAGCCAGAGTCTTAGCAGCCCGCGCTAGATCGGCCGCGTACACCGTCACCGGATCAAACGTGGCACCGTCTAACACGACACTAGGCACCGTCACCGACAGCAGCCGGTACGAATCGGTGGCGGTCAGAATAATTCCGCGTGTATCCGGATCATGTTCGATGTGAACGCCGGCCAACCGAACCATGTCCCGTGACGCGATGGCAGCCACCGCGCCAATAATCCCGGCCGACTGTTTCGGCGGTACCGGGTGCTGCCCGCCGAATACGGCCAACCGTGTCCCGCTAATAGTTTCCGTGGTCATTACTGTTTCCAATCTTCCGCTGTTGTAGGCCGCGGATACGCCTAGTCCGGTGCCACGGTTCGAACGTGGTACGCCGCCTATCGGCCACCGGGGAACGCGATTAGTCGCCCGCGTAATCCCAAGACGCGCCGTAATACAACCGCGCCGAATCGTATTCGTCTCGCGTAATCACACCAGCGTCATACGCCGACCGATACCAAGATGACGCCGCCGAATAACGATACGAATCAACCGCGTTTGTTCGCGCCCATTCACGCGCCCGCCGATCAATCTTCGCAACATTCGAATCCCTAACCATCATTCACCCCCGTTCCGAATCAACACAAACCGGACAGAAACAATCTGGCCGGCATCGATCAAACCGGCCCGCGCCACATAACCCGCACGGCCGAAACCGCGACACGTGCCACCGGTACACCGCCACGATAGCGAGCAGACCTAACGGCACCAGAATCCACCAAGTACCGCCGCCGCTACTGCACGACATACCCGGAAGATCACATTCGGCGGGAAGATTCGCCGCCATCATCGAACCATCACCGCTGCGAACGGTTCACGCCGCGCATTAGATTCGCGCCGTTCGGCTGCCACCAACCGCGCCGCGTCTCGCCGCGTGTACCCGTAGAACGTGCGCGTGACCAAATAGGCACGATTCGGCCACCAAGTAGCCTCTAACGCGCCGCTATGCGGAATCACCCGCCACGACACACCGGCCGCCTGCCACTCTCGCCGCGCCGTCATGCTGCACCAACCACGGCCGCGTTCTCATGCAACAAACCGCGAGCAGTAGCAGCGTCGCCCGCCCAACGATCAAACAAACCGAACCGTTCGAATAGCAACGCCCAAACCGCCGAACGATCCGCGCCGCTATCGGCAGCCGCCGCCGCCATCATCTCACTAGCGGTCTCAACAGAAACCCGCAGGTGCTTAGCGAGATTCGGGACATCGGCCCCGTGGTACTGAGATTCGCCCGCGAAGTAGGACGCGTTAGCGGCCGCGTGCATCGGTACACCACGATCATCGGATAGGTGAACCGCGACTAGCGGCTGCACGTTCGGAAACAGCGCGAGAATCTCGCCGTGCATCGCGCCGCCCGCTAGCCACCGATCACCGCCGCCGATCCGCCGCATAACGTCGGCCGTAATAGAGAAATACGGCCGCGCATTACCGTCCCGATGCACTAAATCAGCGTTCACATCGAACCGAACCGGCCAAACACGGCCACTACCGGACACGTGCCACGGCCGGCCCAAACTATCGTTAGTCACTATGCGCGTGAATCGCCGCGCCGCGAGAACCCTAGTCATGTCATGTTTCCGTTCTTCGGCTGTTGTAGGCCGCCGATACGCCTAGCACATGGCCGCGGAATCGAACCGCGAAAGACCGCCAACCGGCCACCACGTCACCAACACTAGCGGCCCGCGAACACGTCGCCCGCATCAGACGCGAGACACGCGACGCGCCAACCGAACGCGCCGGCAGGCTGCCACCACACCCGCCACGCCGCGAGATCCTCGCCGGCCACCTGCAACACGCGAACCGCCGCCGCCGCTGATCCCCATTCACGAACACGGCCACGCCGATCCCGCAACCATTCACCCGGCGCGCCATCGACGAACCGCGACACGCGAAACCGATCACCCGCGCCGATCACGCCGCAAACCCCCAATGGGTCAC